CTGATATTGCACCACTTAATCAAATTAAAGTTCTTGCCTACAAAGATAAGGGAGACTGGATTTTAGAGCAAAAGTATAATATCGGCAAGAAAGGTAAAGGGCAAGAAACCGAATAAAAAAGTGCGGGTTTTACACCCGCCTTTTTTGTAAGAAGTATTATTCTAAATACTTAAAAAGTATTCATAAAAATGGACGCACAAGATTTTCGTAGTCTTCAAGAAGCATATCATCAAGTTCATCAGGTTGATGAAGAACTTACTGGTGCTCGCAAACAAAAAGCATCTGATTTGCTTGATAGAAAACTAAGAGATGTTGAAACCCTCAGAAAACTTAGTGCTCGTAAAAGACAAAAACCAGAAGATTTTGGTTCTGGTAATAAAGCAAGAAGAAGAGCAGGTAAAGAAGTAAAAGATTCTACTCTTGGTATTTCTGATAGTTATGATTATTACGACATCATCCTCTCACACTTACTTGATGAAGGATATGCTGAAACTCAAGAAGCAGCAGAAGCGATTATGGTGAATATGAGTGAAGAGTGGAGAGATAGTATTATTGGTTGATAAATAATAGTGCTTGTTTGTGGTTATTCAAGCAAAGAGATTTGGGGCAGAAATGCCCCTTTTCTTGTATAAATAACTATAACCACAAACAAAGCAGATGGAAAAGTATTATGTTTACGCTTATTTGCGTGAAGATAGATATTCTCCTTATTATATTGGGAAAGGTTCTGGATTTAGAGATACAAACAAAAGAAAGTTGGGTTTGGCTCAACGACCTCCTGATAAAGATAGAATAGTACGAATAAAAGAAAATTTAACGGAACAAGAAGCATTATCTTTGGAAGTGGAACTTATAAAGTTTTGGGGGAAAAAAGATAGTGGTGGTGTACTGATTAATAAAACAGATGGTGGTGAAGGTACTTCGGGATCAAAAAGAAGTAAAGCATCCCGAGAGAAAACCAGTATGTCTATGAAGGGCAAACCTGCTTGGAATAAAGGTATAAAGATTACTGATGAACGAATATTGAATAACTATAAACGTAGAAAAGGTGGTAAATGTGGGAAAAAATGTGATCCTTTTATTTTGGAAGGAATAACATACTTTTCTCAAAAAGAATGTGCTAAACTTTATGGAGTTTCCGATAGATCTATTAGATTTTGGATAAAAAGAAATGAAGTACCTAAACATAGAAGGTTATATTCTTGATATTATTTTGGCGTAAAAACCATAATAATATGTTCGGTTTTCAACTTGCTATTATTTTTATTTTGTGATTAAATAATATTGATCGCCTTATAGGGATCACACAATCAAACCTCGCTTTTAAAGGAGCTACCATAATGACTAACCTTGTCCCATCACGATTTACTGCGTCGGATCTTCCTGCCCTGATGGATAGGATCACACGCAACAGCATTGGAATGGATGAATATTTTGATCGTATTTTTAGTCTTCACGAAACTTCAACAAACTATCCACCTTATAATCTTGTTCAAGTTAGTAATGTAGAATCACGACTTGAACTTGCACTTGCTGGATTTAAAAAAAAGGAAGTCTATGTCTACACTCAAGATGGTAAACTCTTCGTTGAAGGTCAGAAGGAAGATAAAGAAACGCAATCAAACTATCTCCACAAGGGTCTGGCTCAACGGTCATTTACACGTTCCTGGACGCTCTCTGATGATACGGAAGTTAGATCAGTTGATTTTGAGGATGGTCTTTTGACTATTACTCTTGGTAGAATTGTTCCTGATCACCATAAACGAAAAGATTATCTCTAAATAAAATAAAAAAATGAAAACTTTTCTCCAGTATCTTGAAGAATTAAAAATAATCGGATATAAGATGGCAAAACCTCATTTGGGGTTACCTAAAGGAAAAGCATATGCGAAGAGATCGTCTTCAAGTGCTGGTGGAAGTGGTGGTAATGGAAATGGGGACTAAATATAATTGAATATCGTCGGCGCTATGCCACGGGAGGTAACTGGCAAAATCCAGTTGACACCTCCCATTTTTATTGCTAGAATGACTGGAGGTATGGAGTAAAGATGACAATTAAACTTTTACTTTTAAAGTCAGGAGAGGATATTATCTCTGACATTAAAGAAATGGTTATTGGTGAAGATGAAGACCGTAGAGTGGTTGGATATTTTCTTAACAAACCGTGCTTAGTTAAGATGAGAGATCCAAGTCTTCTTGCTGAAGAAAGCACTGAAGAGCAAAAGAAAGCAGCATATCAAGTTTCTCTTTACCCTTGGATGCCCCTCTCTAAAGACTCAGTTATTCCAGTTGCTGCTGATTGGGTGGTAACTATGGTAGAACCTATTGTAAAACTTTCTGAAATGTACGTGGAGGACGTGTTATCTCGTGGAACAGAAAATAATCAAAGTAATAGTGCTGATGAACAATCTAAAACTGATCAGTCAGATTGAAGAAGTTGGTGCTGATATTGGAGAACCTGATTGTAAATTAATTAATCCATTTCTTATAGATGATAATGGATTAAAAACTTTACAACCATTTCTTTCTGACTATACGAAAGAAAATACTTTTATGATGAGTTCGGATAAGATTCTTACTCTTGCAGATCCGACACCAACCCTTCTTGAAAAATATGAGGACTTGATTAAAGAATGACACAAAGCTTTTATACTAATGTTCAATTGATTGGAAATCAATTTTTGGTTCGTGGAGTAGAAAATGGTAAAAGATTTGAAACAAGAGATGAGTTTTTTCCTACTCTCTTTGTAAAAACTAAAAAGGATTCTAAGTATAGAACATTAAGTGGTGAAGCAGTAGAACCAATTAATCCTGGAACTGTAAGGGATTGTCGTGAGTTTTATAAAAAATATGATGAAGTTGATGGATTTGAAATCTATGGAAATGATCGTTACATCTATCAATATATTTCAGAAAAATATCCAGAGGATGAAATCAAGTTTGATATTAGTAAAATCAAACTTGTAACTCTGGACATTGAGGTTGCCTCTGAACAAGGGTTTCCTGATGTTGAATCTTGTTCAGAAGAAATTCTTGCAATTACGATTCAAGATTATTCAACAAAAAAAATTATTACTTGGGGATTGAAACCATTTAAAAATACCCGCAGTGATGTAACATATCACCACTGTCCAAGTGAATATGAACTTTTAAACAACTTCATTCATTACTGGATGGTAGATGTTCCAGATGTAATTACTGGATGGAATATTCAGTTTTATGATATTCCTTATATCTGCAAAAGACTAAATCGTGTTCTTGGTGAAAAACTAATGAAACGAATGTCTAATTGGGGACTTGTGACTGAAGGTGAAGTTTTCATTAATGGAAGAAAGCATACCACCTTTGATGTTGGCGGATTGACTCAACTTGACTACTTAGATCTTTACAAGAAGTTTACTTATAAAGCACAGGAGTCATATCGTCTTGATTATATTGCTGAAGTTGAACTGGGACAGAAAAAACTTGATCACTCAGAGTTTGATACTTTTAAGGACTTCTATACTCAAGGTTGGCAAAAATTTATTGAGTACAACATCGTTGACGTAGAACTTGTTGACCGTTTGGAAGACAAGATGAAACTCATTGAACTTGCTTTGACGATGGCATATGACGCAAAAGTCAACTATGCAGATGTGTTCTATCAAGTTCGTATGTGGGATAACATCATTTACAACTACCTCAAAAAAAGAGATATTGTAATCCCGCCAAAGAATAAATCTCAAAAGAATGAAAAGTATGCTGGTGCTTATGTAAAAGAACCTAAACCAGGTAAGTATGATTGGGTTGTTAACTTTGACTTAAACTCACTGTATCCTCACTTGATTATGGAGTTTAACATCAGTCCAGAAACTCTTGTTGATGAAAAGCATCCTACAATCACCGTGGATAAAATACTCAATCAGGAACTTACTTTTGAGATGTATAGTGATTATGCTGTCTGTGCGAATGGTGCAATGTTCCGAAAAGATGTTCGTGGATTTCTTCCCGAACTGATGGAAAAGATGTATCAAGATCGTGTCATCTTTAAAAATAAGATGATTGAAGCAAAGAAACAATACGAAAAGAAAAAGACGAAGGAACTTGAAAAGGAAATTGCCCGATGCAATAACATTCAAATGGCAAAGAAGATTTCCTTGAACTCTGCTTATGGTGCGATTGGTAATCAGTATTTCCGTTATTATAAACTTGAAAATGCTGAAGCAATCACTTTAAGTGGGCAAGTCGCAATTCGTTGGATTGAAAGTAAGATGAATGCTTACTTGAATAAACTTCTTAAAACAGAGGATATTGATTATGTTATTGCTTCAGATACTGACTCCATTTATCTTAATATGGGTCCTCTGGTTGAAACTGTATACAAGGGAAGAGAGAAAACTACTCAGGGCATTGTTTCGTTCCTTGATAAGATCTGTAAAGTGGAACTTGAGAAGTATATTGAAGGTTGCTACCAAGAAC